GTCTTCTGATCTTATCCTTGGTCCGGTCATTGTCACAAAATACAAAGGCCCGACAGATACAGAGAATGCTAGCGTTATCGCCATTCATAGGCGAGACAATGACGAAACCTGGCGCCATAGTCTGGAATGGGACGATTCCCTTAGTGCAGAGTCTAATCACTTAGCAGCGGCGCAGAATCTACTGAACTCGTGGCCGTACGTTAATAAGCTGCAGATAGTAGGACGCGGCCATGATGCTAACGCGTATTATTTTCTCTGCTCAACTGGCGCCGTGTAAATAAGTGTTAAGCTCCCGTCCCCAGGCGCGCTATCGCTGCGCTACGATACGGGAGCAAACCACAAAAGAGGTTTCTCGATGGCTGCTGAGTACCTTGCTGAAGTCTTCCCCGATTTTGTGCCAGAGCTACGTCCTTTCGCGGGGCATCCCAGCTCTGGCCGCTGCGCGTCAGGCTATGGCCGCCGCATCCCTACCGATTATGCGATCCGATTAGGTTCGCGCTGGCATAGAGTCTATGTCTGCTGCTTTTCTAATGCTGGGACCGCCTACATCGATACAAAGGATCACAAGTTTTTAGTCGTCCTTGATGGTGACCTTTCCTCCGTTCGAACCTGATCATGCTTCCGCCGAAACCTCCTTATCCGTGGTGCGATTTTCTCGCCATGCTTCCATCCATTAAAGCTCTGGAAACTGCTTTTCCTGGCCACGGAAAAGAGCTACGCAAAGCTCTGGAGATGAAAAGGTCCCAGCTTGCGCAACATCCGGCCGGCGCGGCCAGAATCGCAGAATGCTACCACTCTCCCGAAACGCATGATGTACGTTCTAGACTGCTTAAATGTCGGCGAAACGTACGTACCCACTATCGTACGTTTCGCCGACGGCCGGTATCGCGTAGCGTGCTACGGCGATATTATTGAGCGGCATTCTTGCTACGTTTAAACAAACATTCCCCTCGCTTTTCTCATCATGGCAAACACTGAGCCTGCCCTCTTGATTGACGGCCACCACGGAATATACATTCCGCAGATATTTGCTGTGCGCTACCTTACCGCTGCGGATTGTTTGCGCTGCAATATTCCCCTAGGCTACGCTGCAGCATTGGGAAACATAGACAGCGAGACATACTACGAAGCGTGGGAGAACGTGCTAAATAACTATGCAACGGCCACCGGGGAAACCCTACATCAAGATGGCGACGTGTGGCTTATTCCTCCCGGCTTTGAATGGCCGGAAGATTAAATCACACTATTTATCCCTCTCGCTTTTCTCGTTATGTATTTTGACCGCTGGGACATTGTAGAAGCTCACTATTGGTTTGCCTCAGACTATCACGGCGGACAATTCTCAGAACTCTATTCTCGTCTTTGCAGGATAGGGCGATACTTTAGGCCTGGCATTTGCCGGTGTGGCCCATCATCCGAGAACGCTTGCCGTATCTACAATGCCCTAGAGGAAAAACTAGGGCACAAGAGAACACACTATAAAATGCTGCCGTCAGGCGAGGCAAGGCTTATCGGTTCTTGAGCCACCTTGCAAACTGTTAAGCTCCCACTGGCAAGCGTGCCATGGGAGCCTAGAATTAGGAAGACAAACACACCCCTCCTCCTCCCGTGGCACAAGTCTTTAACCTCCGCCTCCCCCTTGCCCCCTTCCATGTCGTGAGATTTGACAATGAAGGCGAAACCCTTACAATCCTCAAGAGCTTTGACGATGAAGGAGAGGCTGATTATTTCTGCAATTCATCTTGCAACCGCTACCCATTTGCCTACATTGACGTATTGAATGACAAAGAATTAGTCGAGTCTTGCTGATATTCTCACCGCTGCAATCCTGCTTCGATTCCTCATAGGAGCCGGGGTAGGGTTGCAGTTTCGTGTGCGCAGGGGCGGGTGCCCATACCTCCCCCACCTCACACCCCATATCTCAGCCTACCATCCACCTCACGCCACCACCCCGCTTACCATCTACCCCACACCCGCACCTCACTCTGTAACTCTCCATAAGATCCAGGGGGGCAGTGGTACGTTTCTGTAAAACCCAACTAAGTACCTACTTTTTCTACCAAAAAACCATACCGCCCCCCAAGTGCGGTCGCAGCCATTTAACCAAACAAGCGGCCCAATCTGCCCGCCAATGCCAGAGATAGTAAAAATCATGTCAGTATTTAGTGATGAGCTTGCGTGAGATTTTACTAATTTTCATCGAACAAAGCGATTATCACCCCTTTTCTCCTGATGACGTTAATACCTTCAGCCTCCAATCGCTCTACAATGTCCTTTATCACAACCTGCCTTGCCCAGTCCTCCCCGATCCCGCCGGACCGATTCGGAAAAAAGATTTCACGATCATCAACCTCAGTTTTCCACATTTTTAGCGCCGAAGAAGTGGGGGGTAAATGGCAAGAGCGGTCGGGCAAGGGCGGACTCATTCTAGGGCGCGGGAAGCCAGCGAGATAGGTAAGTGCGTCAAAAAAATCCATCAGAGAAAATCCCAATCCGTGTCCCAGCAAGCTAGCCGCTGGTGCTTGTCAGTCACAATGCCAACCCCTTCTCTGGAATAGGGATCCCTTTTCTCGGCTTCGTAATGCTTGTGCGCCACTTTTTGTCAGTAGTGCGCCCAGCATACTTGCCTGATTCGTCAAACAGCAAAAACCAGGTTTTCATGTCAGTGTTTAGTAATGAGCTTGCGTGAGACAAGGCGCGTCACCCCTGCCGGATCAATGGCAACCACACTACCACTCGACGGGAGCACGCCGTAAGGGTACGGCAGCTTCCACCCAGACTTGCCGTCGCACTTGACCGGCGTGTAGGACAGGGGGCGTTCCATGGATTAATCATAGCACTGCTCCCGCCGGCAATGCTCGACCGCTTGCGACAGGCGTACACGAAGACGCTTCTCGCATGACTCAACAAAAGCAAGGTCCGCGAAAGAAAGAGTCGGCTTTTGAGCAAAAGCGCAACTCCCATTAAAAAGCTCAAAAACTTCAATAGCACTCATGCCAGCCAGTGGCGATGGCGGCTCTTTTTCTTGAGCTGCCAAAATCTCCCTGGCCCCATCAAGCCAGGCAGTAGTGAGGTGTTCTGTCATGTCCTATATTGTACCCCATCCCCCGCCGGCCGTGGTAAGCTGGGGTGCAACTTTCGAGACAAGTCATGGATCTTGACAAAACGCTTGAGGAGAGGGGGAGTCGTTATGGCAGCTTCATGGAACACGCTCGCTTGACGCAAGAGCTGAAAAAGCTGATTTTTGACAGCATGTCACCAGTGAAGCTATTGACATGATCTGCCATAAACTCGGCCGCATTGGCGCCGGAGACCCGCACTACTCCGATAGCTGGCTCGACATCGCCGGCTATGCCAAGCTCGTCGCCGATCGCCTGGACATTGGCAAGACAGCACGATGAAGAAGACCTCCACAGCCGCTGTAACGTGCCCGCGCTGCGGCACTGCTGATTCTCGCGTGGTGCAAACCTCCCGCCTCGAAGACGGGACATGGGTGCGCAGGCGGCGCTGCGAGGGCTGCGGCAAGGCGATCTACACCAGTCAACCACCGGAATCTCCGGTTGAAAGCTGGCGGATCATGTGGGCCACGAGAGAATCGTGCAGCGCACCCGGCGGCAAGGTCACTGGGCTGCGCGACCCACGCGAAAACACCGAAAAATTGGAAAATATAGTTAATTAGTAGATAATGTGCTCGGTTCGAGAGCCGTTCAGGCCCTTTGTCAGGTTGAACTTACCAAGCACGAGATACCCGAAGGCGTCGAAGGCATGATCGACGCCCAGTTTCTTGTTTGGCATCCGCGTACCCTCGGCGTATCCAAGCGTTCTGAATGACTTAATAAGCTCTCGGCAGCTTGAGTGAATCTTCGTATGTACTTCCCCGTCGGCTGTGCGCAGTGCTGCGTTTACGGTGCGAATCTTGTCGGCAGTGGTATAGGGTGACTCGGGGGCGTAAACCTCGATTCCAGCCTTGCGCAGGATCTGTAAGTCACTCACCCCGACGCCGGATGTCTGCTTGCGCTTACCCGTGGGGTCAGGGCAGGCGATGATACGCCGCTTCAGGCCATAAACGTCGATAAGTTGCTCAGCAAGATCCCATGTCGTCGCTCCTTTGAGGTTCATTTCCGCGAAAACGCGCAATTCTTTGGGTTTTCCCCTTTCCCTGACGATGTTTGCGCAAATTGCGGTCAGCGGGTCGTTGTTGAAGTCGATTCCGACGTAAAGCGGTAGCTCGGGATCGTCTTCGACAGTCGAATCAACGTTGAGCATTGAAAAACAGGAGACAACAAGTCCTGTATTCGACAAAATCTTAGCTTCGTACTCGCGCTCGAACACGTCCTTGGCGAGTGTTTTGCGAGCTTCTTCGATTTCGTGCAATGGGATGTTGCCGCCTTGCAATGACGTGTACTCGTACAGCGTCCATTGCTGCGGATCAAGGCGCTCAAGGCCTGGGTCGGCGAGGTCAGCATTCTTGAGCAGTAAGATCATTTCATAAAACCATCCCGCAGTACCCTCTGGCGATGGAGTGGTAGTAAATAGCGCCCAGCCACCCCTGTCCGACAACGCTGGCCGGATAACAGAACGCCAGGTGTACTCTTCCTGGAAGGCGCACTCATCGAGCACGACTCCGTTTAACGCGGGGCCGCGTAGTGCGTCGGGGTCTTCCGACCCCTTGAGGTATATGCTGCTGCCGTTGATCAGGTCAATTCTCAGGTTCGACTCGTTTTTCTTCCGAATCCAGCGCTCGGGGATGATTTTCTTGTATGTATCCCAGGCGATGTCTTTCGCCATGCGATAGGTAGGGGCGACGTAGTAATAGACCCCAGGCGCTTCAGCGGCTCCTCGCAGCAGCTCGACGCCCCCGAGCACCGTCTTTCCGCCACGCCGGCCCGCCAGGACCACGCGAAAGCGCCTGCGATCGTTGAAGATCATGCCCTGGGCCGGCCTCAGCGATAGCTGATTCCTGCCGGCAACAATGTCGCCGCTCCGGCGCAATTCAGTCTGGACCGGCATAAGGGGTAGGCGGTGAGCTGACTGTAGCGTTTACCTGGTGCCTCGGATGAGCTAAGCTGCCGGCAAACGCGGCACGCCAATGAGCAGCATCCGAGTAAGGCTAACGCCTCGAAACTACAATGATAAGGCGTCTCCATTCTTCATGGATACGACTGTTATTCGGATGCG